ATGCGGCGCGTATGCTCGGGCGCCGCATGGGAGGGTACGCGCGGGGAACGGCCGCACGTGTCACAGACACCGGCACGCGTCGGCCGGTACGTATGCGTCTCTCCCGTGCTCACTGGGCGGATCGTGCCGCACGTGCCGCATACACTCGGGCCGCCATCCGGCCCCGTGCTCCATCGGCCGTCGTGCGTACAATCGTTCGTCGTCATCGGTCCTGATCTCCTGATCCGTGCGGCGGAGGGTAGGCCGGGCGGCCGTGGTCCTCGCCCACCCGCAGCCTAATAGGTGCCCCTACATCGCCCGAACCCGGACCACGCGTGGAGCGTGTTGAGCGTCGCTTCTCGGAAATATCTGGACTGGTCCTCTTTACACCTGCATTACACTGACCTCCGGTTTGCATCACAGACGTGGCGCGCTTGCATTACACGAGGGAGTTACTTGTGCCGGTGTTCAATGTCCGACTCAGCGATGACGAGATGGCGGCGTTCACGAGGTTGGCGGGAGAGGGGACCAAGACGGCGCTCCTGCGGCGGTGGATCGCGGCCGCAGGTGTTACAACGGGAACAACACTGGTGACGGTTCCTCCGCGTATGGCAACACGTACCACTTTGCCGTTCCTGTCGGCACCGGATGACGACTGTGCGTCCTGCGGGCACGATCGGCACGCGTACCATCTCGGCGGCGTCTGCACGTGTCCCGTGGGTCCGAGGCGCAAGTGTGGCTGCCCGGCGTTCGTGGCGGCGCTCGACATGATCGAGCCGTTCTGATGTCTGCGGCGGGTTACGCGTATGGCGACGTGCTCCAGCACCGCCACTTCCGCGAGGTCGTGATGGTCATCGGGTATATCGCGGGCTTCTGGACGGCGGTCACGCTGGTCGAGTCGGATGCGGACGTCTGCCGGGACGTCGGCACGGTGATATTCAAGCCCGGCGACGTGCGGTCCATGAGTCCGTCCGTTGACTACGAGGAACTGTGATGCGCAGGTACGGTGACGTGTTCGAGTGGATGCAGGGCATCTGGATGGTGCTGGTCACGACGACCACGGATGCGGACAGGGAGTCCTACTGGTGCCTGCACCTCGACGACGGCCGCCTCGTCCCCCTCTACACCAGCGACTCATCCTTCACGTGGCTCAACTGATGAGCGCGGCGGATACGATCCTGCGCGGGCTGCCGTGGCTGGTCGGCGGCTGCCTGCTCCTCGGGTGGTCGCTGTTGACCATGGACTGGATGTCGCGATTGCTCTCCGGTGATCGCGTCGTCCTGTGGCGGCACCTGCTGGCGATCTCGTACATCGTGCTCGCGATCCTCGCGGTCTCGTATGGGATCGGTACGACGGTGCAGGCGTGAGCGTGTACGGCACGGTGCTCCACAGCGGCGCACAGCGGGTCATGCTGGTCGCGGACCCCATGAACGGCCACGGCGTGATGAACGAGGCCGGGCGCTGGGCGCTGGACCTCGACACGGGGCAGTGGGTGGACCTGTTCGACGGCCGCCCGTGGTACGTCACCGAGACCCTGCACAGCAAGGGTGCCACCGCCGTTTCCGGTGACTCGATCTCGTGGACCCTCCGATGAAGTACGGGCAGGTCTACCAGAACGCGGGCGATGGTCAGCTGGTGTTCGTCGTCTGCCCGATCGCGACCGACGGCTGGTTTCTGGTCATGGGCATCGCGCCGGACGCGGCGTGGTTCTGGCTCAACGAGACCGATGTCGAGTGGGTGCGCTGCGAGGACTAGACACGTCTACTAGACGTCTACTGAGCACGAAAGATTGATGCGCACTGGGTGTTACAGGGTGTTACAATCGGGGCATACAGGGGTGTTACAGACTGGAGGCATGATGATCCCCAAGTACGGCGATGTCATGGAATACACGGGCATCAACGACCGCTGGATGGTCCTGCGGGTCGATGACGGCGAGGCCCTCACGGTCATGCTCTGCCTTGATCCCGGCGAGGCACAGGGCTTCGAGGTTGGAACGATCACCGATTGGACCCGAGATCGCGACTGGGTGCCGGTCTATGAGTGACATCGCCTATGGCCAGATTTGGCGGATCGACGGAACGGACGGCTGGGTCGCGATGACGATCATCGAGAAGCCTCTCGCGTCAGTCCCGGGCTATTGGGAGTGCCTCGTGATCTACACGCCCCCGATCCCGAGCGGCGACACGCCCGTCCTGAGCTACCACATCGGTAGCGGGCACTGGACGCGCGAGGCATGAAGCCCACCGACTTCAAGTACGGCGAGGTGTGGCTGATGACCGGCAGCGGCCCCGACACCCACGTCATGTTCGTGCTGCCTGACCTCGACGAGGAGAGCAAGGGCAAGACGGGCCTGTTCGCGAAGGAGGAGGAGGACTGGATCACGGCCATCCGACTCGACGGATCGAACGCCTACGAGCCGGAGGGCATCTACATTCCGTGGCACGCGTGGGAGAAGATGCCGTGAAGGACTTTGACCGCTACTACGGCCTCGTGGTCGTGTCGGGATCGCTCGGGTCCAGCAACCACTACATGCTCCTGTACCGCGACCTCGAAGCGGAGACGGACATCGAGGCGTGGCGCTTCGTCGTCCTCCGGGAGGACACGGACATCCGGCCCGTCATCACCTCATGGCTCACGTTTGGCCCGAACCACGGTTGGGTGCCGCTGTGAGCGAGCCGAAGTACGGCGACGTCATGGCCTACCCCGCAGCTTCGGTCACCGCGATGCTGGTCGTCCAGCGCGCCACCCGGGAGTGGGAGGTCCTAATCCTCGATCCCGGCGTGATGTTCGGGAAGGCGTTTGACTGGCGGCCGGGCGAGGTACGCCCCGTGATCCTGTCCGACGTCTGGATCGAGCAGCCGTGATGCGCGAGATCAAGTACGGACAGGTCTGGGCGTACTACGGCGAGGTGCTGTGCATGGCGCTGGCGCCGGATATGAGACCCAGACTGAAGTCCGGTGAGTGGCGCGTGATGCTGCTCGCGATCGGTCCGGGTAGGCCGTACACGCCCGATCCGGGGCAGGACCGGCTGATCACCTACAACCTTGGGGACCAGCCGGGATGGGAGGAAGTGGAATGAAGAAGCGCACGACCGAGGAGATGCGCGAGTACCAGCGCAAGCGCCGGGCACGCCAGCGCGGCGTTTCCCGGGAGGAGCAGGGCGAGGTCGATAAGACACGTCTAGTAGACACGGTAGACATGTCTACTCCAAAGGAGCCAACGGGCTTCGACGAACTGGAGCCGTTCTGATGAACCCCGCGTTGCGAACCGTCATGCAGATGATGTGCCCAATGGACCCCCGCATGGCCGAGGCGATGCTGACCTACGGGTCCATGATCCGCCGCAAGGGTCAGGATCAGGTCGCGATGATGCTGGGCGTCCACGACGGTTCTGCACGGACGTGGGCCATGATGCTGATGACCCCGGACGAGCCGCACGTCATGGTCTGGCTACCCGTCGATGTCGCTGACCGATGGGAGGCGCTGTGATGCCCAAGTACGGCGACATCGGCCGATACCACGTCGAGAGCGAGACGTTCGACGTGACCGCATTCGGCTCGCCGACCAAGTCGTACATGGTCAAGCGAGGCGGGACGGTGACGTTCATGGCGATCGCCCGCGATGCGGCCATCGTGATCAAGAGCGACGTGCCGCACTGGAAGGTGGGCGACGACATCGGCGGCATCATGAGCGGCGTCGAGTGGGAGGATTGACAGCGTGACGTACGCTTTCGTGGTCATCGCCGGACTCAAAACGCGGGGAATGGGCTGAAATGGTCCGCAAAGCCGCTGATCACGTTCATTGTGAGTGCATATCGGGACTGGAGGACGAAATACGGGTTTTGAAGCGCAGACTGGCCGCACAGGCGACACAGGCTCCGGCCTCGACGGGTCGCCGCAAGCATGGTGGTGATGATGACTGGCTGGATGATCTCGCCGAGCAGGATCGGCGGTTCATGGAGAAAAGACTGGGGATGCGATGAGAGCGCGTGACGAGTGCCCCGACTGCGGGGCCTTCCTTCAGGACTGGACGACGTTCCAGCGATGCCCGTGGGCCAAGGGACCGGGCAGGCCGGGTGACGTGATCACCTGCGGGCGCCCGTATACCGTCGTGAAGCGCACCGAGATCAGCGCGCCGATCCACGGCCGGAGGACCGACTGATGCAGGAGCAGTTGTCCCTGTGGGACATGCCCGACTTCGACGGGGCGACGTACGAGGCGGACCGCGATCACGACCGACTGGGCAAGCAGATGGTCGCGGTCCGCGACATGGCGATGAACTGGGAGTGGATCACGTTGCAGACGCTGGCCGAACTGACTGGCTATCCCGAAGCGTCGGTCTCAGCCCGACTGCGCGACCTGCGCAAGCCCAAGTTCGGCAGCTATACCGTCGAGCGCCGCTATGAGGGCGGTGGTCTGTGGTCCTACCGGGTGACGAAATGACCGACGACACACCCCGCGACCCGCTGGCGGCGCCAGAGGATGTGCGGCAAGTCCGCATCTCCGTTGAGGCCATCGCCTCAATCGCCGCCCAGATCGGCGCGACCGTCGAGTGGCGAGAGCCTGACCCGGACGGCTTCTGGGAGCCTGTCTTCACCCGTGCCACCCGCCCCAGCGACGACGAGGCGCTGCGAGCGGCACTGGTTGCGGCGATCATCGATGCGGCGGATATCCGGCTCCCGGATGGGCGGCTCGTCATCGCCGTTCGTCACGCCGCCGCGATCATCGAGAACACCGCCCTCGCCGCCCCGTCCAGCGCCCCTGACGCGGAGGGGCTGCGAGCGGCGGCAGATCGCATCGAGCGACTGCGCCAGCGCGATCCAACCTCCGACCCTGACGACTACTGGACGGGCTGGAACGATGCGCTCGACAAGGCGAAGGCCGCCCTCCGGGGCTTCCGCTCATGAGCACCCCGGACCGTCCCGGCATCCTCGATGACAGCATCGAAGGCAACGTGCAGCGCGTGGACGCCCTCCGGGTGCTGGAACTCGCCCTCGCCAGTCAGGGCTACCCACAGGTCCACGCGCCGTCGCTGCTCCGCGACATCGAGGAAGGCGGCTACACGCTGCGCCTCACGACTCACGACGAGCGCCGCCGCCGCAACGAACGCGGGTTCTCCTCATGAGCACCCCGGACCCGCTGGCGACGCTTCTGCATGACGAGTCAGTTCGGCTCGACAACGTTGCCAGCAACACGACTCACCACTGGTGCTCGAACGGGCATATGGGGCACTTCGCGGCGCTCGCCGCCCGCCTCCGTGACGCGGGAGTCGAGATGGGGCTGGACGAGCAGCGGCTCGTTGAAGCCACGCTGCGCGTTCATTCGTCGTGGGATCGAAACACCGCCGAGTCGGAGGCCCACGACATCGCCCGCGAGTACGCCGCAGCACGGCCCGACCCTTCGGAGAGCACAAGGAGAACCGATGACCAGTAGCCACAACCACGGCAGCAAGGCGAGCAACAACGCCAAAGCCGGGGACATCGACACCAGCAAGGCCGCGACGGTCCACGCCCACCCCTATGCGACGCCCGCCGACGTTTCCGCCGCCATCGCAGCGCACGAGGCGACGTATCACCCGAAGCCGCCGCCGGTCGTCACGCCGCCGCCAGTCACGCCTCCGACCATCCCGACCGGCGCGGTGTTCGTCAGCGCCACGGGCAGCGACGGCAACGACGGCTCGCAGACGAACCCGTGGGCCACGCTCTCGAAGGCCATCGCGACGGGTCGCAAGATCGTGATGCGCGGCGGCAACTACGGGGCGGGCAACTACAACCAGTACGTCAACGGCGTGTCCGACGTGACGGTCATGGCCTACCCCGGCGAGAAGGTGACCATCGACGGCGGCGCGGACGGGGTCTCCATCACGGACCGCCACTTCATCATCGGCTCGGGTGTTGGTTGCCAGAACTGGCTGATCCAAGACCTGACGCTGGTCCGGTTCTGCAAGATGCAGAACGGCATCATCACGATCTCCGCGCAGTCAGGAATGGCGTCCAACTGGCATGTCCTGCGCTGCGACATCGAGAAGGTCAACCCCGGCGGCCCGTCGTTCCAAGTCGTCTACGGTGGGGCCTACATGGACACCCTGATCGTCGAGGATTGCATCATTCGCGGCCACTGGGTGCTCGGGCTGGAAGACGGCGCGGGCGTCGGCACGGACCACACGCCGAGCACGCGTAACCTGATCGTCAAGAACACCCAGTTCATCAACCTCCACAAGGGCGTGCAGACCTACGGCGGCGATGGCGACCCGAACGGCCCGAGCGGTTCGGTCGATAGCTGCACCTTCACGGGCTGTGGGCGGAACATCGAGTTGATGCACCACGGCACGTTCTCGGTGACCAACAATACCGGCACGATCGCCAAGGAAGGCGCGTCGCAGAACCTCATCATCGCTGCGCCCACGAACCTCGTGACGGCCAGCGGGAACGTCTGGTCGTGATCGACTTCACGGCCAATCAGGTTCAGCACTGATGGTCCTGCTCGCGGCACTATTCGTCGTGGCCCAGAGTCTCGATCTCGCGACCTACCTGATGGCTCCCCATCTGGAGTCCAATCTGGTTCCGGCGCTCATTGGTCCCGTGGCCTCGTTCGTCCTGAAGACGGGCGCGGTCATCACGATCCTCGTCGGTTCCGCATGGCTGGCTTATCGCGGCCGCGCGGATGCCCCGGTCCTGACGTGGGCCAAGGCGGTCCTCGTGGTCGGTGCCGGAGTCGCGTTCGTCTCCGTCGGCTTCAACCTCGTCAGCCTCGCATAGGAGGGATCATGGCCTCGGTCATCCGCACCGTTACCTCATTCACCGACTTCTCGGGCAAGCGCAAGGACGGCATCTGGGTCAAGGGCATCATGCCCCAGTTCGACGGCTCCCCGATGGCGGCCTACAACTGTGCCGCGTCGTCGGAGTCCGTCCGCGACATCGTCGAGACGGCGCGGCGGGCCTCGCCGGGGGCGCCGTGGCCTCCGAACCCGGCCCTGATCCGCCGCGAGAGCGGGGACCACGTTGGCGGTCTGCGGCCGACCCAGACCGCGCAGGTCAGCCAACGGCTGTACCGCATCGACTCCGACATCCGGATCGCGGACACCAACATCCTGATCGCGAAGCTGTGGGCGCGCTACGCCTCGACGCTGCTCGTGCGCTACGGTCCCTACGCCGACGCGGGCTTCTCCGGGTCGCCCGGTTTCCGCGCCAATCACTCGTTCGACGTCTACGGCATCCGCTCCCTGTCCGACGGCGACATCCAGTTGCTGATCAGCGACTCGCTCCGTGACGGACGACGTGCGGGCATCCCCGAGGGCGCCGTGTGGGTCAACCTGAAGGTGATCCAGCAGTCGCTTGGCGGACTCGATCTCGGCAACGGCCGGACGCTGGTCGAGCAGTACGGTAGCCACCACGGCTACTTCTCGTTCACGATCACGCCCTACAACCCGCCGCCGCCGCCCTCACAGGTGGTCTTGCGCTATGGCGCCCACAAGGTGCGTCCCAAGCGCCTGCGCTGCTTGTTCGCTCGGACCATCGTCCGGACGACCCCGCAGCGGATCGCGACCAACCACGCGCAGATCGTCCCGATCGGGGAGAAGTTCGACGCCTACCAGCGCGTGGACAACAAGTTCGGCGCATGGGTCGGCAACAAGGCGGGCAACCGATGGGTCCTGCGCTCCGGCTACAAGTTCATCCGGTATCTGTAAGGAGACGATGTGACTGACGATCCCAACGACCCGCAAGAGGTCGAAGACCCCAACGATCCGGATCAGGACCCGGGGACTCCGGAGCCGGATACCGATGGCGACATCCCCGACGTGGCGACCGATCCGGCAGACGAGTGATGAGCCAAGCGCATGAGCAACTGGAGGCCCAGCGCAAAGCCAACGAGGCATACCACCTGACGCTGCCCAGCGTTGACGAGATGCCCTCGCTGTTCGACCCATCGGGCTTCGTGCCCTACCCGTGCGATCACGGGACGCCGGTCAAGCCCAAGCGGTATCCGCCGACCAAGGGAAAGTTGGCACGGCTCGACCTGTCGGGCGACGAACTGCCGCCGTTCGGTGGTCGATCGTGGGGACGGTCAAAGTACCTGCTCCACATGGACCCGGTGGTCATCGAGGGCAAGCACATCCAGTTCAAGCCCAAGTGTGTCGTGTGCCTCGGTCAGCCGAAGCCTGACGACTTCTACACGCCCGCCGACCGGTGATGGGTCCGGCCCCCTGCTCGGACTGCGGCGCGCCGCTGCTCTGGAACGGCGTGTCGTGGGTGGACAAGACGACCTACCGACGACACCTGTGTCGCGCCAATGAGGCGCCGACTCGGCGCTACGAGCGCAAGATCGAACTGCTGGAGATGCAACGTGACCGACGGTAAGGCGCCCCCCGGACGTCCGCCGGAGCGAGTCCGACTGATGGTTCGCAAGCGCAGACAGTACGGCGGCTTCATCGACGAGGACATGCTGTGGCCCAAGGGCTGGCCGATCCCCGAGCCGGGGCAGGTCGTTGCCGCAGGAGTCCTGAAGGGCTTCGTGGAGTACGTCGAGTTCGACGTGGATGCCCAACGCGTCCTTGTCTACCTCCGATGAGCGTCAAGGGCATCCGCCGCGTCAGCGTGCGGTACGACCGGAAGGAGGGCGAGTTCACCATGCGCTGCGACTCCTGCGCGGGGAGTGGTCGCAGCAAGGCCTATTGGCCGATCTCGACGGAGTTCTGGGATGTCCGGTCCGGACTCCAGAAATGCCGGGCCTGCATCAACGCGGAGCGTCGTCTGTCGCGGCGGCAGACCATTGAGGAGCGCCGCGCCAAGCAGCGGGCCTACTACCGCGCCCACATCAAGCAGCGGAAGGCGTGGCGTGATGCCTATCGTGCCGAGCACCGGGACGAGATCAACACCAAGCGCCGCATCAAGTACGCCGAGGGCCGTGAAGCACCCAAGGGCACAACCCTGTGGGAGGTGGAGTGAAGTTGCGGGTTGTCCCGCTCGAACTGTCGGAGGCTAACGCGCTCGTCTCGGCATGGCATCGACACCACAAGCCGGTGGTCGGCCATCGGTTCAGCGTCGGCGTAGCAGACGAGGAGGGGAACCTTCACGGGGCCTGCGTCGTAGGGCGTCCAGTTGCCAGATTGGCCGGAGCGCCGCGCAAGGTTGCAGAGGTCACCCGACTGGTGACGGATGGCACCCCCAACGCCTGCTCGATGTTGTACGCCGCAGCGGCTAGAGCTGCACAAGCGATCGGGTTTGAGCGTATCCAGACATACATCTTGGAGGAGGAACCGGGAACGTCTTTGAGGGCTGCCGGGTGGACCCACGAGGGCACTTTTGGTGGCGGCCAGTGGAAGCACACCGACGGCAAGCCACGGCGCACGGATCAGCCCATCGGCATGAAAGGCCGCTGGGCGAAGATGCTCAACCCGGAGCAGCCACCGGTCATCGAGCCTGAAGGCTACGAACCGGAAGGACTCTGGGACACAACTACTTGACCAAATCCCCTCGCGGCCCGATGATCCGTCGTTAGGCGGGTCGCCTCCTCGTTCGAGGTATTGGGTTTCGAGGGGGGACTATCTCCTAAGAGGCTGGAATGACCCCAAACGAAGCCGACGTGGCGGCCTATTACGCCGCCCTGTTCGCTGCTCGACAAGATGCCTACGCCGCGTTCATCGGCGGCCAGTGGCTGTGCGTCAAGGAGCCGTTGACGCCGGACGTGATCTATGCCGGATTGACCGGTGGGCCGTCCGTATCGGGCTACACGATCAACCCCGAGAACACGACCCATGTCGCCTGCATCGACTTCGATGGCGACGACGGACTGGACCTCGCCAAGGCGGTCCGGATGGCGATGACCTCCAGAGGCGCCACAGGCCACGTGGAGACGTCTCGACGCGGCGCGCACCTCTGGGTCCTCCTCGACCATCCGCTGCCCGCCCGGACCGTCCGGCGGGCGCTGCGGGGCTTCCTGCGGGACGCCGGGATCGAGGAGTCGCCCAAGGTCGAGTTGCGGCCCGCTCACGACGAGATCAAGCCCGACGGGTACGGGGCGCCGATCCGGATGCCCACGATGCCCAACCCCAAGTCCGGCCAGCGGTATCCGATGCTGGACGCCAATGACAATCCCCTGTCCCCGCGCATCGACCGCATGATGTTGGCGCTCGATACGACCTCGTCCGTCGTGATCGAGGAGGAGGCAGCCACCATGCGGCCGGTGCCGAGGGACATCAAGTCCGGCAGCCGGAAGCCCTACCTCGGACCCGTAAAGGAGGGATCAGCCACGGACATCCTGCGCTCCCTGTGGGGCGCCGTGGATGCCCGACCGAACCACTCGATCCGGTGCCCCGCACACGATGACCGCGTGGCATCATTGTCGATCTTGGCTGACGACCAGCGAGCCGTCTGCAAGTCGCCCGCCTGCCCCCTGAACAACTCCGATCGGGGCCGTGGGACGTACGAACTTACCGTCATGGCCCCGACGAGGAACTGAAGATGCCGTCTGTCCTGCCCGAGAACCCTTGGTTCTTCAATCGCACGAGGCTCGGGTACGAGAGCAAGTGCCCAGAACTCGGCATCACGATTAGCGCGGAGGAGATCAGTCGCAAGGCAGGCGAGATGACTTCGCTGCTGACGGTCAAGTCCACGATGGTCGGCCTGCGGACCGTCCAAGGCGACATCCTCCGCACCGGCACCCTCAACTTCATGGCGACGCGCAGCCGCAACGAGTGGGCCAAGGCGGTCGCCGCAAGGTGCCCCGGCGAGGCGCAGACCCTCGACTGGGACGGATACCTCGAACGGTTCATCAACTCGGTCATCTCGGCCGAGCGGATCGGGGAGCCGTCGATCCGGCTGGGTGATGTCGAGATCAGCGACGGTGCTCGCGAACTGATCCCGGGCCTGATCAGCGCCGAGGACCCGACGATCTGGTTCGGTGACGGCGGGTCGATGAAGTCCTACCTCGCGCTTGCCGCGTGCGCCGCGATCTCGACCGGATCACCCAACTGGCTGGGCATCACGCCCACCAAGCGCCTCAACGTCGGATACGTGGACTGGGAGTTCAATCCGCAGGCGCACCGACGAAGGCTCGGACGCATGGCGACGGAGACGCCGCTGCCGACCATCTTCTACATCCGCTGCGATCGTCCCCTGACCCACGAGGTCAACCGGCTGCAACGCCTGATCGACGAGCACCAGTTGGGCTTCCTCGTCCTCGACTCGATCGTCGTCTCGTGCGACGGACCGGCGGAGAACAGCGATACGGTGGGCAGATACCTTCAGGCACTCCGGCAGCTTCAGGTGCCCACGCTGCTCATCGCGCACGTCACCAAGGCCGACGACGGAGACAAGAAACCGCTCGGTTCGGTGATGTGGCATAACGCCGCAAGGTTGACGTGGTACTTCAAGAAGTCGGGCGAGTCCGGCGACAAGACCACGGTCGCATTGTTCAACCGGAAGAACTCCGAGGGTCGCACCAACGACCCGATGGCGTTCATGTTCTGGTTCCAGCAGGACTTGGGCAAGACGGTCATCAGCGCGGGCACGATGGACGACATCGCGGACGACCCCGAGATCGCCTCGAAGTTGTCGCTGCGGGACCGCATCGCGGCCCTCGTCCGCCGGGAGCCGCAGACGATGGTGCAGATCGCGGAGGCCTTGGACGCCACGGTCCAGACGGTGAGCACCACCGTCCGACGGGCAGAGGCACAGGGCGTTCTGGCCCGGATCATGGGGCCGGACAACGTCTACCGGATCATCGCGCCGGAGGGTCACCAGACCCACTGACTAGACATGTCTACCCACTGTCTTATTGTTGGTAGACAAAGCCCCCCCCTAAAGGGGGGTGGGCACTTCGTCATTACCTAGGGAGAGAGGGTGTCTACCGGATGTCTCACGGAGATGGCACGTGACCCGGCTCCGTAAGGGTCCGTCGGCGGAGATGCTGGAGCGTGAGTATGTCTACGCCGAACCCGTCATCTCGATCACCGATCTCGCTGAGAAGTACGACCTCGCTCGCAGCGGCGTGGCGGACAAGGCCCGGATCGGCAAGTGGTACGAGAAGCGCGAGGCCTTCCGCGCCAAGGTTGCCGACAAGGTCACCGATGCGATGGCAGAGCGTTGGGCCGAGATGCAGACGACCGTCTACGAGCGGCTGGTTCAAGTCGGCCTCGCTCACCTCGACCTCCACGAACAGGCGCTGAAGGACGGGAAGATCAGCAGCAGCACCCGGGACATGATCGCGGTGGCCTCGATGCTGTCCTCGATCCTGAAGGAACTGGCCCAGAAGCCGATGGGCGTGGCCGATCCCCGTCAGGTCGGCGGCGAGGAGTTCAACGGCACCGACGAGGAGGCTCGGTCCACGATCGAGTACGTCCGGCGCCTGATGGCGGGAGGGTCCGATGCTGGAACCGACAAACCCGACGCCTGATGGCCTGAAGGCGCTGCTGCGCAAGGCCCAGCGAGCACTCGCGAAGACCGACGTCGCGACGTACATCGAATACGTCACCGGACAGGTCCCGGCGGCACACCACGTCGAGATGATCCAGTTCGCGCTGGACATCATCGACCGCAAGGTCTCCGGCGTCGTGCTCGCTCCCCGAGGGTCGGGCAAGACCACGATCCTCAACACGGGGCTGCTGCCGTGGCTCATCGCGCTGCGACCCGACATCCGGATCGCGATCCTGTCCCAGAAGGCGGAGAAGGCCGAGGCCATGTCGGGCGCGGTCAAGGCGATCGTGTCCGAGTCCGAGGAGTTCATCGAAATCTTCGGCAACCTGCGCGGCAGCCACAAGTGGTCCGACTCGGAGTGGTTGCGCAAGGACTCGCCGCACTTCAAGACCAAGGACCGCACGATGGTCGCGGCGGGTGCCGACCAGTCATCGTCCGTCGTGTCCAAGCGGTTCGACCTGATCTTCTGCGACGACATCCTCGACGAGAACAACACCTACACGATCGACCGTCGCGACAAGATCGAGACGTGGTTCTGGAAGACCCTGAAGCCGACGCAGGCCGCCGAGGGCTGCGCGGTGCTCGTGGTCGGGACGCGCTGGGTCGAGGACGACCTGTACCAGAAGTTGATCGAGGACAACAAGTGGCCCTCGCTCGTGATCCCGGCGATCCGCGAGGAGGACGGCGAGGAGAAGTCCTACTGGCCCGCGATCTGGCCGATGGAGCGTCTGTACGCCGAGCGCGAGGACGTCGGCTGGGACAACTTCGCGTGCTCCTACCTCAACGACATCAGTGGTCTCCGCGAGGGCACGATCTTCCGCCGCGAGTGGTGGAAGGACATGTATTTCGATGAACTGCCACGGGGTCGCGACTACACGTTCACGATCGGCATCGACCTCGCGACCAGCGTCAAGGAGCGGGCCGACTGGACGGCCGGGGTCCTGACCGCCAAGGACAACATGGGCGAGCACTGGGTGCTCCATCACGCCCGCATCAAGACCGACGTCGGCCACAAGGACTTCGTCGCCGGGATGGCCCGCTACGCCGCCGATCGCGGCTGGCAGATCAGCCGGATCATCATGGAGAACACTCAGGCGCAGGAGGCGGTCGTCGCCCAAATCCAAGGCGACCTGCCGGAACTGCCCATCGTCGGCCGCCGCACCGACACCGACAAGCGCAGTCGGGCACGCGGCTCCGCCAGCCGCTACGAGAGTCATCGGGTCCACCACCACTCGTCCCTGCGGGGCAAGGAACTGGAGACCGAACTCCTGTCCTTCGACAAGGGCCACGACGACCTCGTGGACGCCCTCGGGCTGTCGATGGACCTGTCCATGTCGAATGGGGCTATGGTGGGCGTCACGTCGCCCCAGCGTGACCTCGACGATCCTCGGCCGATGATGCCGAAGATGGGCGAGGAGGTCGTCTTCGCTGACGGCCCGCAACTGGTCCCCGCCTACATGGTGTCGATGATGGCCGGACTTGATGTCGAAACACTCAGCTACGAGGAGGCGATCCAGTCCATGAACGCTCGTCGCCTCAATGACTTCATCCGCAACGCCACCAAGGGCATGATCCGTGGCCGCTGACAACACGATGGCCCTGACCGTGGTCGAGCCGACCCTGATCACGCTGTCCGGCGGCGGGTGGGAGGGCATGAAGGCGTGGGCGTATCCGAAGCCCAAGACGAGCCTCGACAACCTCCCGTCCTCGTCCCCGGTTCCGCAGCAGGGTGCGGGCCTGTTCAGCCTTGTCAACTCGCGCTCCGGCTACGTCGCCAAGGCCAATGCGGGCACCTACCGGGCGTGGTCCGAGGCGAGTCCGTGGGTCCGGGCCTGCATCGACATCCTGCGGGACGCGGTGTCGGGTGCCGAGTGGGACATCCTGCCGATCGACAAGGAAGGTCCCAAGCACGTCGGGACCGCGCGGAAACTGCGGCAGTTGCTGGAGGAACCCAACCCCGGCGAGTCGTTCTGGGGCTTCATCCAGCGGATCGTGGAGGACATCTGCGTCCTCGACGCCGGGTGCATTGAGAAGGTCCGCTACCCGTCAGGCGAACTGGCCGAACTCTACCCGGTGATGGGCGAGACGATCTGGGTCAACGCGCGCTGGGACGGTGCCGATCCCGAGCAGCCCCGCTACATCTGGGCGCCGGACGGGACCGTTCGGGACAAGTTCACCGACGACGACTTCATCTACATCATGCAGAACCCCCGGACGAACTCATCGGTGGGCCTGTCGCCGCTCGAAGTGCTGAAGCGCACGATCGAGGCCGAACTGAACTCGATGGACTACAACAGCCGGATGGTTCGCGGCGCTCCGCCCGAGGGCGCGCTGAACATCGGCGAGACGGCGATGAAGGAGGACGTCCTCCGGACCAAGGCCGAGTGGGAGTCCGACATCCTCGGCCAGTCCGGGTTCGCGATCATCGGCGGCTACAAGTCGCCGTCGTTCATCAAGTTCCGCGATACCAATCAGGAGATGCAGTACCGCGAGTGGCTGGACTACCTCGTCCGCCAGCACGCGGTCGTGTTCGGTCTGTCCCCGATGGACCTCGGCATCACGTTCGACGTGAACCGCAGCACCGCCGAACAGCAGGCCGACACCAGCGAGGCCCGTGGCCCCAAGCCGCTGATGGCCTCAATCCAGTCCTACCTCACCCGGCACGTTGTCCATGATGACTCGTTCGGCGGCCGCGAGAACAACCTCCAGTTCGTGTTCACCGCGCTGAACCTGAAGGAGTCGCTGGCTCGGGCGGGCATCAACAAGATCGCCGTCGGGTCCACGCCGTGGAAGACCGTCAACGAGGCCCGCCTGATGGAGGGCCGGGCGCCGCTGGGCGATCTGGTTGACGAGACCAACGTGTTCAACCACATCATCGCCATGACGCCCAAGGGCATGATGGACGTCACCGAGGGCAAGTACGTGGGTGAGGAAGACCTTGCCCAGATTGCCGCCGATGCGAACATCGACGTGGCCGAGGCGCAGGGCGAGATTGATCAGGCCAACGCCGACAAGCAGGCCCAGAACCAAGTCAAGGTCGAAGCTGCCAAGCCGAAGCCCGCCGCTCCGGCACCGCGACCAGCAGCAGGGAGCAAGTGATGACGAAGTGCGAG